GGGCTTACGACTGCCGAACAGCTGCCAGGGATTTACTCACTTACTTCCCAGGGTAAGGAGTTGTTTTGTTTGTTTGTAAGGTGTGACAACACACACCATAGTTCAGAACTGGGGGTGGTAAGTATACCGATCCTCATCACACATGGAGAGTCCATAATCTGTGTTGAGGATGAGGCCAGCGGCCTCAGAGTTGTAGACTTGCCCATAACCGACATGCTCGGCCCAATGGTACAACTCAGCCCAGTGTAAATCCGACAAACGGTACCGCGACTGCAGCGAGGTTTCATCTACTCGCCAGATTGGGTACTTGTCATCCGAACTAACCTTGCTCGCGAATGTTTTCGCGGCAATGGCCACTGTCTCTTCCCGGGTGGGGGCACCGAGCGCGCGCGCATGGACTTCGAGAAAAGGGATGATAGTGCGCGGGAACGCCCCGCGCACCAGCCCGATCTGAAAATCTCTAGCTCGCACACTCAACTCCCCGCGTCCAGGGAGGTCACCCTTACAATACCCGGAAGCCCTCAAAAAGGGCCCAAGGTTCAACAGTGGTCTATACACCCCACAATCGTCACGGATCGGCGAATGCTTAAGGAACTGCAAATCCTCGATCCTTTCAACTGGAGAAGTACCCGTTAACACGTAGCCAACACTTGCAGCCGCTTCCTCAATGGTAGCTTTGCTCCAGTCCGCTTCAGGGATCTTGGACAATGCCAAACCAAGCAGGATGCAGGCGACGTTGTTGGTGACGGTGGTCAGGGTGGAACCACTGTATAAGTGTTCTTGCTCCGGTTTCAAAATGACTCGATTCTTACGATCAATCAAATCCTGTATGACGAATGGGGCGTTACATTGCTCCACAAGGATATCCAAATCTTCTCTGCACCACTCGGGAAACAACCGTCGGAGAACTCTGAAAATCGGCGGGCCGTGCGAGGCGTCGCATTTTGAGATGTCTAGGTTGTACCTGAGCACTTCACCACGGATACGGATGGCGAGGCAACTATCGTCAGAGAAGTACAAAAAAAAGAAGCGACCGGCTGGCGAAATCAACTGGTGGAAGATATCATGCAAATCATGCAAGTTTGGAGACTTGCAAAACTTGATCACTCCTCCTCCTACTTCAATGGGGCACGCATACATGGCTTGTTTCATAAGCTCTGTAAGGCGGAAACCGCGCAATGACGCCGACACACCCAGGTCCATTATCAGCCTGGGAATGCCAGGTTTCTTAATAGTGCCGGGTTTAGCCACTTCCTCTCTTTTGACTTTGGCGCGGATACCCCGTAACCAGGGGTCCTTGCACTTATTTATTAGTCCGTCGGTGCACAACTCCGCGTAGGCTCGGATTCTGAGCTCGCGTTTTGGGTGTGCATCGGCGTGGTGCGCGATAGCTTCCTCAAATGAATCCTCGTAGTCGTTAAGGATCCCCGAGTTGCAATACAAGTAGGAGACAAGCTCGACGATGTCCCAGTTATCACCCACAAAAACTGCCTGGCGAGCAAACAGTGTGTGGTGTATGGTGTAATCTGGGATGTCGCCGGTTCCGACTCGCATTGCGGTCAATCGCGTGAGACCTAAGCTCATGTTGGAGTTAGAGTTCGCATAAACGCATCCGTTATGTGCAAAACTGTACCCGTACCGAGTCTGGTAAAACCCATCAGTCCGGGGAGTACACTCCACAGTCGGGAAAGCAAGCCGCCCCCGATCCATAAACTCATGCCCAGCAAGGATCTTGAATTCTCCCTGCGAAAACCGAAAATGGGGTAGCAGGCTAGTGCACTCAACAGTGTGTATCTTAACAACACCCGTGCACCAATGGGCTCCGCTAGCCACCCCTCTCTCCGAAAAGGCGGTTGGATGCTCATGAACAGCGGACAGGCTGTCTCATTGCGCATCGCGCGCGCTAGAAATTGTTGCATGCACCAACTGATGGTGTCATCAACAACGGTGACGCTAATACGTCGTAGGCGATCGTGGTCGACGTACTCTCGGGCGACCACCTCAATGCGGCCGCGGAGTGTACCTCCGACTTGTTGAGCTCCAGGGTTCCCAGTAAGCACTCGGGTGCTTTGGAGTAACAAGCCTTGTGGGGAGGTGCAATGGATAATGTGCTCAGCAAGACCGGTATTGATATCACGGTAAGCGAAGCTCCTAAATCCGGCAGCCAGCAGGTAATCGTGGAATTCACGCACACCACAACGGGTGCGTGCGTCATCGTTGTCACTGGAGTCAAAGATACGGCGGAACGCCCCTCTGTGTAACTCCATAGTGCCAGCGCGGTCGCCGACACTCCATGGTAGAAACGTGCAATGTATATCCGGTAAGTCACGCCGCTCCTTGACGTGGAATGGAGATATGCCATAGGCAGTGTTGACCACAAACCCTTTGCACTTATCCATTATACCGGCATCCTTCTGCCCGCTAACCATGTTGCTATACAAAGCAACTACAACCTGACGATCCATGTTCTCGCGCATTAGCGCGGTTGGCCTGTTCGGCATACCCATATCACCCAAGATTCCACCACCACCCACGATAATCCCCCCCATGACAACCGGGGTTCCACCTTCAATAGCGCGCACTACAGGAGCGATTGGTCTAACAACAACGCTCGTGGGAGGGGTGTCTGATTCCTCCACAGCCGCTGGGTTGGGTGCCGGTTTTCGCCCCAACCTCGCTGATCTCTTCAACTCTCTTTCAACAAACATTTTGATGAGGCCGCGCGCGAGATCAGTGTCAAATGGCTCTTGGCAAGCCTCATGAACGCGCTCAAATGCCCCCTCATCCGAGTACACCGTGTCTGCGTCGCTAGCCAGATCCTGAGTGTCGTGCTCATCTTGGCGGTCTTCGCGATCGGTGTCACCCATGTTGCTACTACTATCACCCTCACTCAATTCGTCGTGCGCGAAGGTGTCCAGGCAACTATAAAAGGAACCACCGTCGTGGCACCATTCTAGATCTGGCTCTTCAGGCGCATGCTTCCGCTCGCGTTCACCGGGCAAGAATGCATCGTCACCAACGTCCTCCTCATCAAGGGCATTTGATTCACAACCCACTACCACCAGTGAAGGCGGCGTGTAATTTGGAACCTGATGCCAATGCGGGCCAGTGTTGGGGCACGATGCCATTGTCTTGAGGCAAAGATACGCTGAGCGCTCAATGCGTTTCACATTGCGTGGCTGAGCCTGCTCGACGAACGCGCGGCTGCGATCCTTCTTCTTTGGTTCGCGCGGCGTGTAATTGTGATAATGAATTGATTTCCCGTCACAATATGCCGGCCCCTGTCTGCAAGGGGGGGTTGTGATGGCGGGAATGATTGGGAGTTTACAAGCGCACCTATGGCCGCTGCACCTCGTCTCGTGCGTGGGTAAAACCTCTTCCGCACGATCGGTGGCGCTACCCTCGCCGCGCTGTGGGCGCATGTCTGCGCCACCCCCATTCTTTCGACCCCGGTTTTCGTACCGGGGCCTGGACGCACCCCCTCCACGAGGGTGACCTCCTTCCACTGCTCCAACAGCTGATCGTGCTCGTGGTCGAGCTGACGTGTTGTTTTTCATTGAAAGCCAAGAACCGCATGCATTTCCTGCGGAGTGGAAATCGTTTGAGTACGATACCACCATTAAACTGGGAACAAAAACACAAAATACAATTGAACAATGA